CGGCGTCGCGGTCCTCCTCCTTGCCGCCGCAGCGCTCGACCAGCTCGTCCTTGCTGAGGCCGGTGAGCAGCGTCAGGTAGCGGAAGACGGCGCCGACGCTCGCGACGCTCGGCGTGTCGCCAATCTGGCAGATGAGGTCGAACGCCTCCCACGAGTCGCGGGCGCGCTGGTCGACGTCGTAGGTCTGCCCGTCGACCTCGACGGTGATGTGCCCGGGCATGCCACCACCCCCTAGGCCGTGAACGCCACGTACTCGCGCATCGTGACGCCGCCGGCGTCGGCGATGGCGTTGAACGTGAGCTGGCGGCCGTCGGCCTGCGTGCCGTCCATGGTGACCTCGCCGCGCTCGGTCAGCTGGAAGGTGCCGACGTAGCGCTTGACGATGCCGGCGCGCGGCGTGGTCTCGATGACGATGGCCACCGGCTCGAGCGTGCCGCCGTGGTGGGAGATGGTCAGGTTGCCGGTGGTCTCGGCGACCGCGACCTTATCAGCGCCCCACGTGAGCTTGGCCACGTCGGCGTTGCACTGGATGGGCGTGAAGCTGATGGACTCGGTGTACTCCGAGCGCACGTTGTAGACCTCGGCGCGGCCCTCCCAGGCGCGGATGGTCTCGGTGGAGCTGGACTCGCTAATCTGCACGCCCGCGTCGGACGTGAAGCCGAGGAGCGTGAACGCCTCGCCGAGCGTGGTGGTCGCGTCGGTGGGCAGCGTCGCGGTCTTGGGCGCGACGAAGATGGCGCCAGTGGCGCTGGCCGCGCCAATGGTGACCTGGGACTCGCTCATGGTTGCCATGGCGGTTCCTCCTGTCTCTTTTCTTGTTTAGATGGAGATCTGCGAGGTGACGTCCAGCGTCAGCTGGTAGCGCGGGCATCGCGTCATCTCGTCGTAGAAGCGGTACGGGCCGCTCTCGACCGACACGCGGGCGATGCCGCGCGGCGGCGCCTCGAGCAGCACGACGCTGCGCAGGCCGTTGGCGAGTGCCTCGGCGCGCTCGTCGGTGGGCGCCCACGCCTGCAGCGTCATGGACGGGTGGTCCACCATGTCGGCGACCCCGCCGCCCTGCCGCTCCACGGTCACGAACTCCGCGGGCGCGTCGGGCGCGTCGGGCGGCACCAGCGAGGACGCCTCGTAGCCCATGGCGCGGAGCCATGCCACGACGGCCTCGGTGACGGAGAAGACGGCCATGCCTACCCCCTCGCCTTGAGTAGCGTGTTGTTCTTGTGGTTGTCGACCATCCCCGCGTAGTTGGCGGGGTGGACGATGCCGACCCAGCCGCTGCGCCCGCGCGTCACGTCGCCGACGTACGCGGCCTGCGTGCCGCCGACGGGCGGCGACTGGTGGTTGAGCCGCTTGGTGCGGAAGCCCGAGCCGATGGCGTTGGCCGCGCGCACGATGGCCTGCGTCCTGATGCCGAGCGGGATTGACAGCCCCTCGGACTCGCGGGCCACGCGGGCGAGCGCCTCGAGGTCGAGCCTCACGTCGACGCTGACCCCCCTAGCCATGGGACGCCTCCACGTCCACGGGCATGTGCCACGGCGTCGGCGTGTTCGCATCCATGTACGGGAGCGGGTCGCCGACGACGCGGTAGGTCCCCGCCCACGGCGCGGGCAGCTCGACGCTGCAGCCGCGCAGGCTGGACGAGTAGGACCTCGGGAAGTGGAGCGTGAGCGCGCGCGTGACGCCGTCGCGGCGTGCGGCCTCCATGCCCTGCGTGGACGGTGCGCCCACGAGGACGTTGCCGACGGCCTCGCGCTCCGGCTCGCCGTGCGACGGGTTGCCGAGCCTGTCGGTGCCGTTGACGGTGGGGCGCAGCACCGTCACGGTGACGCCCCTAATCATCTCGGCCCGCCAGCGCGCCGAAGCCGATGCGCGCGCCCGCGATGCCCAGCAGCAGCCTCTCCTCGTCCCCGACCTTCGGCGTGCCGTAGGTGCGCGCGAGGGTGTACTGCTGCGTGTACGGGCCTGCCGTGACGCTCACCTGCGTGGCGCCCACGGGGATGTCGGACGCGCCCTCGTCGGGCATGACGCGCTTGGCCATGGAGCGGCAGGCGCGCATCAGCCGGTCGGCGAACTCGTCGGAGGGGTCCGCGTAGTCGACGTGCCTGCGGGACAGCTCGAGGTTGATTGCCACGGTGCAGTCGTCGAGGCACTCCTGCAGCATCCCGACGTCCGAGACGGCGCCGTAGCGCGCCTCGTACTGGTCGACGGTCGCGTAACTCACGCCGACCACCTCCTTCGTCACTCGCCCTTCGCGGGCTTCCTGCGTGTCGTGCGCCGCTTGGGCGCGGGCTTGGGCTGCTCCGCGCGGACGTAGCCGAGCGTCAGAAGACGCTCGACCTGTTCCTCACGGACGCATACCTCCACGCCGTTCGGCGAAGTCAGCGCGACCATGGCTAGGCCGTCAGGCGGACGAAGGTGTTGACGTCGCGGACCATGACGGCAACGCGCATCTCGAAGCGCACGGCGAACATGTTGTTCTGCCAGAGGTTCAGCGTGATGGTCTCGCCGCCGTCGGTGTAGGAGAGCGTCGCCTGGTCGGAGATGGAGCCGGTGATCTGCTTGACGATGCCGTAGGAGATGTTGGAGAAGTCACCGGCGAGGCCGAGCGTGGCGGGGCTGCCGGCGGCGTAGACGCCCTTGGCGACCTGCACGGTGGCACCGAGGATGGGGTTGATGGTGCCCGACTCGGAGCCGACGGTGAAGAGCGGATGGCCGTTGCCGTCCTGAGCGCCAAGAACCTTGGAGCGGCCCTGCGGGGCGAGCGCGATGCCGTTCATGATGCCGTCGGCGTTGCCGATAAGCTCGTCAGCTGCGACGAACTGGTCGTAGAGGGTCTTGCCGCTGGCGGGAGTCATGGAGACGGCCTGGGCGGTGCCCAGCACGTCGAAGTTGGCGCCTGGGGCGGTGGTGCCCACGACGGTGCTGTCAATCTTGGGGCCAAAGAGCTTCGGCAGGCGGTTGACGCACTCGTTGTAGAGGGCGGGCTTGTCCTCGCGGAACTCCTCGGAGAACGGGACGATGATGGCGAGCTTGTACGGCTCGACCTCCTTGGTGCCAAACGAGAACTTGCCGACGGGCTTGGTCTCGGTCTCGCCGACCCACTCGGGGACGGGGTCACCAGTGATGGTCTGGTACTTCTTGCCGTTGCCAGCAATCTCCATGGGCTGGGCGAGCTGCATGATGGCGGACTCGCTGATGGCCTTGGTGATGATCTCGTTGGAAATCTCGGGGTCGAAGATGACGTTGGTGGTCTTGGTGGAGATGTCGATAGCCATGGTGGCTCCTTTCCTAGCCGAACAGCGCCTCGGCGAAGCGGTCGGCATTGGTCTTCTTGGCGGTGGCGCGCTGGCCCCCGTCGTCGGTGCGGGTGGGGTGCACGGGCATGAGCTTCAGCAGCCGCTTGGCCTGCGCCAGAAGCTCGTCGGCGTCGCTGCCGTTGAGCATCTGCGCGACCTCGAGCGGGATTCCCGCCCCCTCGGCCGCGGTGGCCACGTCGGCGCGGCGCTGCGCGTCGGCCCTGAGCTGTGCCAGCTCGGCCTCGGCCTTCTGGGCGCGCTCGGTGGCCTCGGACAGCTGCGAGCCGTCAACGTACCCCTCGTACTGCTTGCGCACCTTCGTGCGGGCCTCGCCAACAAGCTTGTTGACCTCGTCCTGCGTGAACGTGCGCTGCTCAGACTGCGCAGCTGCTGCAGTCTGGGCGTCGGTGGTGCCCTCAGGCGTCGCCTGAGTCGTCTCGTCGGCCATGGCTGGCCTCCTTTCCCCGCCCCAGCGGGTGTCGGCGTGGCGATTGACCGCTCGCCACGGTGGCGTGAGATATGAAAAAGGCCCCTTTCGGGGCCAGTTCCATCAGGTAGGCGTTTGTGCGTTCGCACAAATGGTTAGTGCTTGTTGCGCTTCTTCGCGCTGGCCGCGCTGCGCCGGTAGGCGGCCATGATGGCCGCGCGCTCGTCGGCCTCGTCCGTGCCGTTGCGCTCGGCGCGCTCCTTGGCCTTGGCGTCGATGGCGTCCTGCCAGCGGCGCGCGAGGTCTTTGGTGTCGTAGCCCTCGACCTCGTGGGCGCGCCACGACGGGACGGTGCGGCAGTCGCAGCCAGCGTGGGCGTGGCTCGCCGTCGCCTCGGTGTGGTAGACGAAGCCACGGCTCGCGAGCATCAGGCAGAAGTCGCACGTCTCGGTGCCTGTTGGGACGCGGGCGAACCGCGGCTTGACGGGGTCGCGCCGCGCGTTGTCGAGCGCGGTCTGTGCCGCCGCGACCTTGACCTCGTAGTCGAGGCGGTCGAGGCAGAGGCGCACCAGCTCGTCGGGCCTGCCGTCCACGAGTTGCTGCGCGAACGCGCGCACGGCGCCGTCGGTGGCCTCGGGCTCGCGCCCGCTTGACGCCACGGCGCCCAGACGCGCGCCCAGCTCCATCTCGCGCAGGCCGTCGTAGAACTCGGCGGCGAGCACCGCCGCCTGGTCCGTCGCACCGCCGCACCAGACGCGCATCGCGGCGATGACCTGCTCGCGCACGGTCGCGACGTCCTGCGTCATGTCGATGCGGGCGAGCGCGTCGCCAAGGCCCATGCGGCACTGGGCGCTCACGCCGTTCAGGGCGCGCGTGAAGCCGTCCACGTACGCCCTCGGGATGGGCGGCATGGGCTACTCACCCGCCGAGAAGATGGCGTTGAACGCCGCCGCGCTCGCGGCCCTGACCTCGTCGCTCTTGACGCTCTCGAGGTCGGCGTCGTCGATGCCCACCATGCGGGCGGCCACGTCGGTCTGGCCGAAGCTCGGGCGCATGGAGTTGATCTTCACGGCCCAGTCCGCCATCTCGGAGCGGCTGTGGATGAGCGGGTCGGCGAAGCTCGCCGCGATGGCGCGGTCCCCGTCGCCCAGCTGGTCGATGGTGGTGTTGCGCTCGACGGAGAGCGCCGCGCGGACGACGCGCTCGATGGTCTTGCGGTCCTCGTCGATGTCGCGCTGGGCGATGAGGCAGATGTCCTCGCGGCTCGCCCCGATGGCCTCGGCGCTGCTGGGGTTGTCCTGCACGATGCCGAGCGAGTTGAGCGGGACGCCCGTCGCTCCGCTGAACTGCGCCGCAAGGGCGCGCAGCTCGTCCACGAACGGCTGCGGGCTGTTGCCGCTGAACTGCTGGATGGTCGTGCCGGGGCCGCCCGACTCGTCCACCTCGGTGGCGAGCACGCGGTCGAGCTGGTACTTGAGCTTGTCGCCCACGACGGCCTCGTACTGCTCGGGGAGCAGGTTGAGCATCGCGAGCTTGGGGACGCTGTAGTAAGCGCCCGATATCTGCATGTGCCACATGCAGCGGATGGCGTCGTCGGTGAGCGTGCGCACGAACCGCGTGACGCGCGTGCGGCCGAACGCGTTCATCGTCCCCGTGCCGTCGTGGCAGAAGACGTAGAGGCTCGGCTCGCGCTCGGGCGTGAGTCCGTCCTCGGCCACCCACTGCCCCGCGGCCACCTGACGCAGCTCCACGACGTTGCCCGGCAGGTGCAGGTT